TTCATCACCGTTCCGGACAACACCGAGAAGGCCTCGGTCATCGCCGGGCTGCAGTTCGACGCAGCCTACATGGATGGGGATCACGCCAACGACACGGCGACGGACTTCGCGCTGGTGCGCCGCTGCGGGCGCGTGCTGTTTCATGAACACTGGGATGCGCAGCCGGCCGTGACGGCGCTGGTCTCGGGTTTGAGTGGCAAGGTGTCGACGCGCGGGAAGCTTGCTCTATGGATCGCATGATCGCGCGTTTCGATGCGGTGCAAGACGGCGATCTGATGCTCTGTCCGGCCCGCGGCATCGCCTACCAGCGCGATCTGTCGATCCGGGTGCCTTACGACGCCGCCTATTTCAACAAGTGCGCGGGCTACGAGGATCAGGAGATCGCGCGCGCGATCAACGCCGGGCGGATCGCACTGGTCAACCGTCATGCCGGCGACACCGCCGTGCTCGACATCGGGGTGGGGGCTGGGGAGTTCATCAAGAAGCGCGGCCATGCGTTCGGCTACGACATCAACCCGCGCGCAGTCGAATGGCTGAAGTCCGCCGGCTGCTATTCGGAAGACTTCTCGGCGTTCACGGCGTTTACGCTTTGGGACGTGATCGAGCACATCGAAGATCCCTGGAAATACTTCCGGGCCATGCAACCCGGCTCGCTGCTGTTCACATGCCTGCCGATCTTTGCCGATCTGTCGCGCATCAGGGAGTCGAAACACTACCGGCCTGGCGAGCATCTCTACTACTGGACCGAGCAGGGCTTCGTCGACTGGATGGCGCTGCACCGCTTCGCGCTCATCGAGCGGCAGGACTTCGAGATCGCGGCGGGTCGCGACAGCATTCTCAGTTTTGCTTTCCGCCGCAGCCTGCCGGGGTATCACGAGACGCTCGGGCAGTACCGCGAGCTGCATTCGCGATTCTACGGCGCGTCGGCATGGCTCTATCTCGACGCCATCGCACCACAGGTGTTTGCGCTCAACCCGTCGAGCATTCTGGATTACGGCTGCGGCCGCAGCGATCTGGTGGCGCATTTCTGGAACGACGGCAAGCGGCGCATCGCAAAATACGACGCCGCGATCGGCGCCTACGAGACGATGCCGAAGGAAAAGTTTGATCTGGTGCTTTGCACCGATGTCATGGAGCACGTTCTGATGGCGGATATCGATCAGGTGTTCGCCGAGATCAGGGCGAAATCGAAAAACGCGCTGTTCACCATCTCGATGAAGCCGGCCCGCGCCAAGCTGCCGGACGGCCGCAACGCCCATGTCACGCTGCTCAACGCCGACGAATGGACGCGCTGGATCAAGTCGGTGTTCGGCCGCGCGATCCGCGTGCCGACGCAGTGGGATCACATCCTGATGCTCAAGACATTCGGGTGAAAGCAGAATGGCAACCGTCGAAGAGCTGCAGACGCGCCTTGAGTCGCTGAAGAAGGCACTGGCCAGCGGCGCGCAGTCGCTCACCTACAGCGACGGCAAGAGCGTGCGGTTCCGCGACGTCGCCGAGCTGAAGGCGGCAATCTCCACCATCGAGCAGGAGATCGCTGCCGCGAGCGGCACCAACATCGTGCGGCAGTTCCGCTTCACCTCGGACAAGGACCTTTGACCGATGGCGGGGGTCCTATCGCGGCTCTTCGGGCGCACCGGGGCGTTGTCGGACGGGTTGGAATCCGGCCGCATGGCGCGCCGCATGGCGGGCTGGGTGCCATCCCGCGTCCACGTCAACACGCTGATCGCGTCATCGGGCCAGACCACGCTCGCGCGCGCGCGCTATCTGGTTCGCAACAACGGCTACGCACTCAACGCGGTCGAATGCTTTTCGTCGAACGTGGTCGGCACCGGTATCGTGCCGAGCTGGCTGCCGCCGCAGCCGCAAGGGTCGAACAGTGCAGCATCCGGCGATCTCTCGCTCAAGGAACAGGGCCAGCAACTCTGGTTCGATTGGACCGACGAGGCCGACGCAGAGGGTCTGACCGACCTCTACGGACTGATGCGTCGCGCCGCGCGCGAGGTGTTCATCGCGGGTGAATGCTTCATCCGCAAGCGCCCGCGCTATCTCAGCGACGGGCTGAGCGTGCCGCTGCAGATCCAGTTGCTGCCGAGCGAAATGCTCGATGCGTCTTTCACCCAGGACCTCGACAACGGCAACCGCATCCGCCAGGGCATCGAATTCAACCGCATCGGCCGCCGCGTCGCCTATCACTTCTGGACCGTGCATCCGGGCGATTCCACGGAACGCTCGCTCGCCAGTCTGCGCACCCGGGTGCTCGCCGCTGACGTGCTGCACATCCTCGATCCGATCGAGGGCGGCCAGATCAGGGGGTTGTCGCGGTTGACGCCGGCGATCGTGCCGCTGTGGGTGCTCGACGCCTATGACGATGCCGAGCTCGAGCGCAAGAAGACCGCCGCGCTGTTCAGCATCTTCATCAAACGCATCGATCCGACGCCAACGTTCATCGACAAGGTCAAGGAGGATGCGGCGAAGTCCGCGACCGGAGACGGCATCGCGACCGTCAACCTGCAGCCCGGCACCGCGCATCAATTGCTGCCCGGCGAAGAGGTCCAGGTCGCCAATCCGGCCGACGTCGGCAATTCCTACGAGCAATTCCAGTATCGCACCCTGGCGCGCATCTGCGCCGCGCTCGGCTTGCCCTATGCGGGCGTGACCGGCGACTTGACCGCCGCGAACTACGCCAACCAGCGCGCCGCGCTGATCGAGGCGCGCCGCCGCCTGCAGGCGCTGCAGTACGGCGTGCTGGTGTTCCTGATGTGCCGCCCGATCTGGAACTGGTTTCTGGAGGCAGCGGTGCTGGCGGATGCGCTTATTCTGCCCGGCTATGCCGACAACCGGCGGCCGTATCAGAAGGTGCGATGGATCGCTCCGCGCTGGGAATGGGTCGATCCGCTCAAGGACCGCCAGGCCGAAGTGGTGGCGCTCAACGCGCGCACCAAGTCGATCTCGCAGGCGATCGAGGAAGAGGGCAACGACCCCGACGAGGTGTTCAAGCAGATCGCCAAGGACCAGACGCGCATGCGCGAACTCGGCATCGCGCCGCCGGTTGCCGAATCCGAAGCACCGCTGCCCAACGGCGGCGTCGTCGATAAAACTCCGGCAAAACCGAACGCCTTGAACGGGGCGAACGGGGCAAGCCATGGCCGCGCGACGGCCAGTCAAGATGAAAATGTGCTGCTCGACGGGCTGAACGGTCTCACCAGTGCTCTGCTGGCCGCGCCGGCGCCGGTGATCAATGTGCCGGTGCAGGTCGTGATGCCGGAACCCCGCGCGACCAAGACCTCGGTGAGGCACGACGCGGACGGTCGCGTGACCGAAACCGTGACAAGGCCGGCGTAACAAACAATCTGATCAGGAGACCCACCATGGCTGCTGCAAGCGCGCCGCCCGGAACGCAATTCACGGCGCTGAAGGATTTCTTCTCAAAGGAACTGGGCAGCCAATACACCGCCGAGCTTTCCTACACCGTGCGGGAAAGCGACACCAAGCTTGCCGAGCTTGTTCCGGTCTGGGTCAAGGAAGGCAAGGTGCGGCTTGGTGGCACGCCCGCCAAGGTAGAGGGGCGCGGCTGATGGCTGTCACACATCCGACCGCGGTCCGAAACGGCATCGCGGATTTTGTCGTCGATCAGATCGACGAAGGCGTGCCGCCTGGCAAGCTGATCTTCCAGACGTCCGGCGGGGTCACCGTTGCGACGCTCACGTTCGCGAACACCGCATTCGGCGCCGCCGCAGCCGGGGTGGCAACCGCGGCCGCGATCGTTTCCGACACCAACGCGGTCGGCGGCACCATCGCCAAGGCGGAGTTGCGCAACGCCGCCGGCACCGCCAAGGTGCTCTGCTCGGTGACAGCGACCGGCGGCGGCGGCGACATCACGCTGAACAGCGTGATCATCTCCGCGGGCCAGCAAGTCTCGATGACGAGCCTGACCTACACGGCGCCGGCTTAAAGCGATGGGGGCGTCCGGTCAGGCCACCATCAGTGCCGGCGCTGCAGGGACATTGACCAATGAAGTTGTGGTCTCGGTCACCGGGCAGACCGGAATCCTGGCCGCGTCATCGGAAGTCGATGCTTGGATACATCCGAAGGCGACGACGCATCATTCCGTCGATGAGCATCGCGTCGATCAATTGAGAGTCGAAGCCTACAACATCGTTGACAATGTCGGGTTCGACATCGCGTTGCGCTGTGAGAACGGACCTCTCTATGGCGACTGGAACGTAGCTTGGGCCTGGGCATAGATCATGGCTGTAGAACTCAAATCCGGCGCGGCATCCGATCTTCTGTCGATCGATCCGACCAGCAAGGCGGCGCGGGTCACGCTCTACAACACCGACGGAACGCCGAATTCCGAGAAGCAAACGTTTCGCGCCTCGACGATTATTCCGCTTGTCGCTGCGGTCACGGTCAACGTCCCGATCTTCAATATCATCGGCTCGGCCACCAAGACGATAACCGTGAAACGCATCACGGTGTCGGGGATGACCCTGACCGCGGTCGGCTATTTCGCCATCAACGTGGAGAAGCTCTCCACGGCTTCCAGTGGTGGCACGTCGACGACTCTCCCCGCCGTTCCCTTGGATTCGAACAATGCCGCGGCTACGGCGGTCGTGAAGGCATACACGGCGGCTCCGACGAAGGGTACTTTGGTCGGCACCATCGCGAGCTGGCGGGCACTGTGGCAGGCAACAGTCGCGGCCGCGGCCGGCGTCGCGGATTACTTCACCTTCAATTTTGGGGACATGCAAGAAACCAAGGGCGTGATCCTGCGCGGGGTGGCGCAAGAGCTCGCCCTGACGTTTCCGGTCGTGCTGGCTTCCGCAGGCACATTGTCCATCGATATCGAGTGGACGGAAGAATAGACCGTGTCGCTCCTGCTGGCGCTGCTTGGTGGCGACGAGGGTATTACCGGCGACGGCACACTTGCTTCCGCCGCCGCGACGGTCGGCGGCGCTGGCCTATCGCAATGGATTGCTGCCGGCGCGCTGAGTTCGTCGACATCGACGGCCATCGGGATTGGTATCAGCTCCGGGATAGGCACCGGCCCGGCTCTATCCGCCGCGTCTGCGGAAGTGTTGGGTGCGGGAATAAGTTCGTCGGCCGGCGTTGCCGCGCTGAATTCAGATGCGGCGGTCATCTCCGCCGCCGGCGTCCTGGCAAGTATCGCCGCCGGTGCGCTTGCCGATCAGGATGCGACGCTCGGCGGTACCGGTTTGGGTTCTTCCGTCGCGTCCGGGTCGATCGCCGCACAGTCCGCCACGATTTCGGATGGAGGACTTTCGTCCAGCATCGGCGACGGTGTTTTTCTCGACGCACTGTCTGCGGTTGCTGGTGATGGCGTTGCAGAGATTGTCGGCACCGCGGCGCTTGCCGCTGATGTGGCGCAGGCTTCCGGTGCTGGCGATGGTTCGTCCAGCGGCACCGGTGCCATCGCTTCGTCCGAAGCTTCGCTCGCGGCGATCGGCAGCAGTGCTGCGATCGGCACCGGTGCGCTGGTTGCCGCGGCCGCCGCGGCCATGGGTGACGGCGACGTCGTCGATGCCGGGTCGGCGTTTGGCGCGGGTGCATTGGTTGTGCAGGCGTCGCAGGTCAGCGGGACCGGAGTTGCAACCGCCGCCGCGGCTTTGACCGTCGTTTCTATCGGTGGCGGCGGCGGAGTCGGACGGTCGTCTCGCCGGCACTCGGTCCGGCACATAACGGATCATCCTCCACCATCCGCCGCTGTGGCCGTCGGCTCGTTGGTCGCCGGGTCTGTCGAAGCAAACGGCGCGGGTGGTTCACTCACTTTTGGCGAGGGCCGCATCGTCTCGAACGTAGCGCAGATCGCGGGCGTGGGCGCGGTCATCAATGCAGCCAAGGACTTCGACGCCATCGCATACGACAACGATCTCCTGCTGGTGCTCGCGGCCTGACGAAACCGAAAGAATCCGCAATGCAAGACATCGCCTTTCCCCATGTTGCGGAGCGGTTGTTCGGCCGCGCCCATCCGATCGAGCCTGCAGCGTTCCGCGCCATCGTGGAGTCGCCGCTCGGCCGGCGCATTCTCACCGGGCTGCCGATCGACGCCGGCAAGCGCAAGGACAAGGGCGGCAAGGTCAAAACCGCCCGCGACGTGCGCCGCGAGCAGATGAGCGCGCTCTATGACGGGCAGTGGGTGCGCGGCGACGGCAACGGCGTCGAATATTTCCTGACCGCCGACGGCGTCGCGATCGTGCCCGTGGTCGGGCTGCTCTCGGCGCGGTTCGACTGGCTGGCGGCGCTGTGCGGCTGGACGACCTACGAAGGATTGTCCTGCACGTTCGACGAGATCGGGGAGGACTACCGCGCCAAGGCCGTGCTGCTGGATGTCGAAAGCCCGGGCGGTGAGGCCGCCGGGATGCTCGATATTGCCGACAAGATCATCGCCGCACGCGCCGTCAAGCCGGTGTGGGCGGTCGCCAACTCCTATGCGTTCTCGGCGGCCTACGCAATCGCGGGCTCCGCCGGGCGGCTGATCGTGCCACGGCTCTGTCAAGTGGGTTCGATCGGCGCGGTGTGCGTGCATCTCGACCAGACGGGCTACGACGAGCAGATGGGTCTCAAATACACCGCGATCTATTCCGGCGCCCGCAAGATCGACGGCTGGCAGCACGCGCCGCTGTCTGACGAAGCCAGGGAATCGATGCAAAGCCGGATCGACTATTGCCGCGATCAGTTCGCGGCGCTGGTCGGCCGCCAGGGCCGTCTGACGACGGCCGAGGCACTGAAGACCGAGGCCGAAATCTATCACGACCAACCCGCCGTCGACGCCAAGCTCGCCGACGCGGTCGGCAGTTTCGAGGACGCACTTCACGAACTTTCCGACAAGGCGGCCAACCGGCCGCGCAGCGTCATGACCGCCGCTGCACCGAACGCGGTCACAGCACAAGGAGCCAGCCCCATGGCTGACGACAAGAAGCCCGGCCAGGAGCAGGCCGCAACCACCACCAAACCCGCGACCGAGCCAGCGGCGGCCTCGCCGCCAGCAACTCCGCCGGCCGCGCCAGCCAATCCTCCCGCCGCCGCATCGGCCAAGCACCAGAAGTGCGGCAAGTGCGGTCACGAGTGGGACGACGAAGACGACAAGGACAAGAAGGGTAGTGATGATGCGTCGTCGCATATCGCCACCACCATGGCGATCCTCGATCTGTGCGCCACCCAAGGCGTCGGTGCCGACAAGGCACGCGGCTACATCAAGGCCAAGACGCCGATTGAGCAGGTGCGTGTCGCAATTGCCGCCGACAAGGCACACGCGGTCGATCAGAGTGCGGTCGATACGACCAAGCCCGCCGCTCCGGCCGCGTCCACGTGGGACAAGGTCATCAGCAAACTGCCCGGCTTCAAGGCCGCTTGACCGCCCGCCGCGGGCGGTACGCCGCGGCTCCCGGAAGTCCACTTTTCCCCCAAAACCTGGAGACTAGAATGACGACTCTCACCGAGGGCCGCCACGCGGCCGAGTTTATCCTGAGCGAGGCGAACGGCCATCGTTCGCGCGAGAACGGCACCGTCGTGCTGGGCCAGAACCTTGCGGCCGGAACGGTTGTGATGGACAACGGCGCCGGCAAGCTCACGGCGCTGACGGCGCTGACCACCGACGTCCTCGACGGCACCGTGAAGGGCATTCTGATCTACCCGATCGATGCCACGCTTGCGGATGTCGCCGCTTCCTACATCGCGCGCGATGCGGAAGTGAACGGTGAGCTTCTCACCTATCCAACCGAAACGACCGATGCGTTCGAAGCGGCTGCGACCAATGCCGCTCTCTTGGCTCTCGGCATCCTGGTTCGCTGACAGCCGCGCTAAACGACCGCGCTGAGATCACCGAAGCGCTCAACCCCGATTCCAACTTAAGGAGAAACCAATGTTGGACGTCTTTAATTCGAACGCGTTCTCGGTGGTCAGCCTCACCGACGCGGTCAACAAAATCCCGTTTGTTCCCGGCCGTCTCGGACAGATTGGCCTGTTCAACGAATCCGGCGTTACGACGACAACCGTCGCGATCGAGCAGAAGGAGGGCGAGCTGATCCTGGTTCCTCCGACGCCGCGTGGCGGGCCCGGCACCGTGATCGACAAGAACAAGCGGTCGCTGCTCGACATTCGCATCCCGCATTTCGAGATCAACGACGCGGTGATGGCGGAAGAGGTGCAGGGTATCCGCGCCTTCGGCGAAGAAAACATCGTGGAAACGGTGATGGGCAAGGTTGCACAGCGCGGCCAGACCCACAGCCAGTCGCACTCGGCAACCGAAGAGTATGCCAGGGTCGGCGCGGTGAAGGGTGTTATCACCTACGCAGACGCTTCGACGCTCAGTCTGTTCACGACCTTCGGCGTTTCGCAGGAAGCGGAAATCGACTTCGACCTCCACACCGACGGCTCGGCGACCGGCGCATTCCGCAAGAAGTGCGCCACCACCATCCGCCTGATCGGCACCCAACTGGGCGGCGTGCCGTGGCGCGGCGTGCACGCGCTGTGCGGCGATGCGTTCTACGACATGCTGATCGGCAACAAGGAGGTCCGCGACACCTACCTGAACTGGAACGCTGCCATCGAGCTGCGGGCCGGTTACGCGACGCCGAACCAGCAGTCCTGGGGCGCCTTCGAGTTCGGCGGCATCACCTGGGAAAACTACCGTGGCGCGGTCGGCAACACGAGTTTTGTGCACACCGACAAGTGCCATCTGTTCCCGCTCGGTGCACCGGGCCTGTTCCGGACCTACTACGCGCCGGCCGACTACGTCGAAACGGTCAACACGATGGGCCGCCGCCTTTACCAGAAGCAGTACGAGATGCCGAACGGCAAGGGCATTCATCTCGATACCCAGATGAACGCGCTGCATATCTGCACGCGACCGAAGACGCTGCTGGTCGGCCGTCACACCTAGTCCGGTGTGTTGATCCGATGGGTCTCTTCGACGGGTTCCCCGATCTCTTCACCGATCCCGACGTGGGATTCGGGGAGCCCGTCGTCTATACGCCGGCCGGTGCGCCGACGTCGGCCGTCACCATCAATGCGATCTGGACCGAGCATCCGATCACGGACGGTCCGGACTTCGGCGCGGTTCGTGCCGACGTGATCGACCTGCGGGTCGATGCGCGCGTTGTGGACGTGCCCGATCTCGCCGAGGGCGATCTGTTCGAGCGCGTGTCCTCTGGCGTGGTCGGCAAGGCGGTGCCGCCGTTGCGGCCGGACGGTGCCGGCATGGTGATGGTCACCCTGGAGCGCGTTGTGAGCTGACATGCCTCATGTCCGCGAACAGATCAGGGATGGCTTCGCGGTCCGGCTCGCCGGTCTGGCGACGACGGGAAGCCGCGTGATGAAGGGCCGGGTGCGCCCGCTCGAAATCGGTTTCCTGCCGACGTTGTTTATCTTCACGCGGCACGAGGTATCGAAGCCGATCAGCGTCGGGTTTCCCCGCACGCTGCGGCGCACGGTCGGCGTTCACGTCGAGGGCCGCGTGCAGCAGGCGGCTGTGGCCGGCGTCGACGCCGCGGAGGTCTGCGACGATCTGCTTGAGGCCATCGCCGCCGAGGTCGAGGCCGCCGTCGCGTCGGACGTGGGCTTTGGCCATCTGGTCAAGGACAGCGTGCTGACGTCCACGATCAAGGACGTCGAGGCTTCGGGCGACCGCCACGAGGGCGGCATCCGCCTGAGCTATGACGTCGTCTATCTCACCAAGGAAAACGCGCCGGGCGTCGCCGTCTGAACCGTTTTTCGTCCATCCACCATCGCTGTTCTCACGGCTGTCCCGATCACGGGCGGCGCTTTGCGACCTTGAAAAGGAGACCACCATGACAGTCAATACCGTGACGGGTTCCAGGCTTTTCATCGGCCCGGTGCGTGCGTCAACCGTCGATACGCTCTCGGAGTATCGCGCCCTGGCGTGGACGCTGATCGGCGAAATCGAGAGTATGGGCGATACCGGCGACCAGTCGAACGCGGTGACGTTCCAATCGATCGGCGACAGCCGCATCCGCAAGCTCAAGGGCGCGCGCGACGCCGGGAGCGCGACCTACGTCCTGGGCCGCGATGTCCTCGACGCCGGACAGATCGCCCTCAAGGCAGCGGAGCGAACTAAGTTCGAATATGCCTTCAAGGTCGAATACGCCGACGCGCCGTCCGACGACTACGACAACTCGATAGAGTATTTCGGGGCGCTCGTCATGGGCGCACGCACCAACATGGGCGGCGGCGACAACGTGGTGAAGGTCACGGCAGAGCTCGGGATCAACACCGAGATCACCGAAGACCCGGCGAGCCTCACGACCGGCTAGTTTTTTCGGCCCGGCGGCGGTGCACCGGATCGCATCGCCGCCGCATCGATTCGCGTTTCCAGAAACATTGGAGGAAGAGTTTATGTTCGATCCGTCTCAATACGATACCAAGGGGCCGGCCGAGGCCGGTGCGTTCTGTCATTTGCGCGACCCGCGCAACGCCAGCGTACTGCTGATGGACGGCGAAACGCCGGTCGGCATCACGATGGCGGGCGAGGAAAGCGACCGCGTCAGGCGGGTCGAGCGCGCTGCGTTCGACCGCCGGATGGAAGTGGCGCAGCTCGGCCAGGGCGCCGCCATGAAATTCGACACGCTCGAAGCCGACAACCTGGAGAAGTTGGTTGCCGCGGCGATCTCGTGGTCCGGGCTGGAGGGTTCCGCCGGCAAGTTCAGCCCGGTGACGGTGCGCAAGTTCTTCGAGATGTATCCGGCGTTCCGCGAGCAGGTGCAGACCTTCTACCGCAACCGCGCAAATTTTCCCGCGGCGCCGCCAAAGAGCTGATCGCCTTTGCGCGGCGCGAGTTTGCCGGCGAGTCGAAGAGTCCGCCGCCGGCCGCGCTGTCCTACATCTGGACCTGGTGGTGCAAGCTTGCCGCCTTCCGTCCGGATGGCATGAGCGGCGTTCCGCACATCCCGCCGACGGAAATCGAATCCTGGGCGCGACAACGGCTGGTGCCGCTGCGCGCGTTCGAGTTCGATGTGCTGCTGGCGATCGACGATGCGTTCGTCCAATACCACACCGAAAAAAACAAGAAGGGTTCCAGCGTGTCGGGGAAGAAACCCCGGGCGCTCAAGGACACTCTGCGCAGCGCCGCCCCGGACAAGGGCGGCAAGCGTCATCCTCGCCAATAGCGATCATCCCGGACCATCATGCCCGATCTCGACCGCATCGAAGTGCGCCTCACCGCGCAGATCTCCGATTTCCAGCGGGCCATGCAGACCGCCGGGAAGGAAGTCGATTCGTTTGCGGCCAAGGGCCAGGGCGCCAGCGCTTCGGTCGGCAATCTGTCGAAGGCGACCGACACTGGCGCAAAGTCCGGCAGCACCTACGCCGAGATGCTGCGCCAAGGCTACCAACTGCAGGAGCAGTTGACCAAGTCGCAAGTCGGCGTGATCCGCAATCTGGAAAACCAGATCGTGGCACAGCGTCTCTCGGGCCGCGAGCTTGCGGTCTACACGGCGCTGCAGCGCGCCCGCACCACGGCCGATACCGAGGCGGGGCGGGTGATTGCCGCGCTGGCGGCCCGGCACCACGAAGCAGCGAATGCAACCAAGGCTACCAGTGCCGTAACCCAGGAATTGCATGGCCGCGCGGTTGCTGCGGCCGGCTCGCTCGGCACCATGGGGACCGCGCTGATTGCGTTGGGTCCGGCAGGGCTGGCGATCGGCGCCGTCATCG